CCGCGCCATGAGACGATTTACCCGGAATGATCTGGCGGTGATCTGCGGGCAGGCCATGACAAACGTTATCGCATTTACCAAAAGATACCGGAAATCAGGGCACATCAGGCCNAACAAGGAGTGTGGCCGGGAGATCTGGTGGACGTTGATAAAAGATCCCGGGCCGAAACGGCCAATATGACGAAAGGTGAAACCATGTGGATTGAGATATTACGCAGGGAAGTGGCAGCAAAAGGTCCGAAGCAGGTCGCAGCAGAGCTTGGGGTCAGCAGGACGGCGATAGATCTGCTTTGCAACAACAAATATCCAGGGAACACAAAAAAGATGGAAGCCAGGGTTAAAGCCATTTACGGCAAAGAGGGCAAGATCGCCTGCCCGGTGCTCGGAACGATAGACCCGCTCCGGTGCGCTGAGACGTGGAGACGGGCGCAGGCAATAGGCATGAAGGCAGGGAACCCGGATACACTGAAGCTCTATAACGCGTGCCAAAGCTGTTCGGTAAGGAACGGATAATGGATATAAGCAAGGACCAGATCAGGCGGATACACACTATAACTCACGCGTTGGAGATGTCGGATCAGGATTACCGGGCGCTCTTGGACAAATGGTTCGGCGTGACCACGTGCAAGAAATTGACCTACCAGGAGGCCGACGTGGCGATCAAGAGGCTCGAATATATCGCGACAAAAATGGGCAAATGGCAGCATCGCGAGGGCAACAAACAGAAATATGACGAACTCGGCAACCGGCAGGGCATGGCGAAACCCAAGCAGCTCAGAATGATCGAGGCCATGTGGTGCGACGTCTCGTACCAGCAGGATCACGAGGCGAAGATAAAGGCTCTGAATAGATTTATTTACGGGTTCTTCCGGATCTCACATATACGCTTCCTTGAAGGGTGGCAGGCAAAAAAGGTCATACGGGCGCTCCAGGAGATGAAGGAGCACCCGGCAAAAAGGCGGAGATACGCTCCGGCAGCAGGGGCGAGGTGAACAATGGGCGACCTTATGGCGGCAACATTTTTAGTGGTCTTTATCGGCACGGTTGTCGCGTGCTTTTTGAAAGGGGGCAACTAATGGACAGATTTGAGAGGATTATCTGCTCGATCATCCTCGCGTGTGTGATCATCGCCGCGATCGGTCAGGTAAGCCTGCGGACACAGTACAACGAGCGGGCATTGCACCGGAAGCTCCAGCTTCAGCGGTTTCTCGCGGGGGAGGACTCCCGGGCGGTGTTTGCGGATTATCGCGCCATCGGCACAGATCAGGGCAATAAAAGGAGGTAAGCATGGTAACAATGGAAAAGATTGAAAAACTGACACGTGATTACGCTGACGCCCGTGAGCGTCTGGCGGAAACAGTCCGGACGCTTGAAGATAAGATGGAAGCCCTAAAACGGCAGTACCTGCCGGGCATCAAAGTGCAGGTGGGGATCGCGGCGCAGGAAAAGGCCGACCTGGAGGCAGCCATAAAGGATAGCAAGGAGCTTTTCAAAAGGCCCCGGACAGTTATCATATCGGGCATTAGAGTGGGTCTCGCGAAGGGCAAAGGCAAAATAGAAATTGAGAAAGGTGCAGCCGACCATATTGTGGCGCTCATCGAAAAATATTTCCCAGAGCAAGCAGAGATACTAATCAAAACCAAGAAGACGCCGGTAAAATCCGCTCTGGACGGCCTATCCGCATCCGAACTCAAAAAACTCGGCATCCAGGTGGAAGATACCGGCGATCAGGTAGTGATCAAACCAACGGACTCGCAGATCGAGAAGCTGGTCGACAAACTCCTCAAGGAAAAAGACGAGGAAACCGAGGAGGACGCGGCATGAGAAAGACGATAGCAACGGGGGTTATAGACAAGGCCACAGGCAAAGAGCTGGTAAGGGCAATCAGAAGATTGCGGAAAAAAAGAGGTGCGACATGGATAAGATCGGGCAGATAAAAGAAGGGGATTATGTAAGCGTCCCTCCGGTCGCCGGACGACTTATATATGGTCAGGTCAGGTACCTGGCGGGCCGGCTTGCCGATGTCGCCCTGTTAAACAGACTGGGCGGTCGGACGGACAAACGGAAACAATACAACATTGCAGACCTGGTTAAAATCGAGATGAAGACCGAGGAAGAGATACGGAGGGCAATTGCTCAGGAAAAAGCGTGAACTCAATTACAGACGGGCAACGGAGCGATTTGGACGGTGTAAATACTGCGCCCATAAACAGTGGGTGCCCGTATTAAGCTGCGCGCGGGGCCCTCAACGTGAGGTGCTCTATTACGCATGGCGCTGCGAGGTGATCGGGCTGGATTGCTCCAGACGGTACAACATCCAGGACGATCACGTATGCGATGAGTATATAAGGGGGAGCAATGCAGAAACCAAATGAACCTATAATAGAATGTCTCGATACGCCAAAAACAGTCTGCCTTTGCGGGTCTACACAATTTTGGAGAGAGTACCAACTATGGGGTTTAAAATATACCCTCGCGGGTTGGATCGTACTTTCCATCGGGGTAGCTTCTCCGGATGCGATTGTCTGGGCAAACCCGAATACAGATGAAGGCAAAGAGCAAAAAAGACGCCTCGATGAACTTCACAAACGAAAGATCGATATGGCCGACGAAGTGTTTGTGCTCAATGTTGATGGCTATATAGGGGAATCAACCCGCTCCGAGATCGATCATGCGACGGCACAGGGCAAACCGGTGAGGTATCTTGAGCAGAGGGTCTTCTGCTGGAATTGCAACGGCATAATGAGACAGTTTGCTCATGACAGCTTTTATTATCATTACAGGTGTCCTGCCTGCGGTAAAGAAAGGCTTGTATTGAGGGGGAATACTGATGCTGAGGTGCGGTAAGTGCGGCAGCGGAAATATTGTACCGGACCGGTTTTCTGATACCGGAGAGAGGTGCCTTATGTGCGGATCACAGAAAGGGTTTATCGAGAGAGAGAGTAATGCCGGAACAGATGCAGCTCGATTTTGACCGTCCCCCGTCCTTGAACGTTGAAGAACAAAGGATATACGGACTGCTGAACCGGGGCCGCGGGAACGCGATCAGGGAAAGAACGCTTTCAGCGGAAACGGGCATCAGCGGCGTAAGGGTCAGGGCGATTATCAAGCACCTCGTCGAGGATCACGCCATTATGATCGCCTCCTCGACGGCTAATCCTCCCGGATTCTATCTCCCGGAAAACCGCGACGAGTACAGGCAGGGCGTCGTGCAACTTGTTCACCGTATCTCATCCCTGGCGCGGCGTGTCCGGGCGATGGACCGGCAATATTACGAACAGATCCTCGGAGGATCGAGGTTACCATTATGAACATTGAGCTAAAGACCCGAACCGTTCCCTGGTATTTCCTGATACAGTACGCATTCTGTCTTGTTGTACTTTCTGTGCTCCTTGCGGGTATTGTAATCATAAACCGGATAATGACCGGCATGGAACGCTGGGAGGATTAGCCCATGCCCGATAAACCCCTTGACTGGCTCAAGGAAATTGATATCGAGGATCTCCTGGAGAACGACACAAAATTCATCGCTGAAGCTGCCGGTATCGACCTGCTGCTCGATCTCTGGGTGCACTTCCCGAAGATGACCCTGTGCATCTCGACGAAACCTCTGACGAGAGCCAAGAAGCGGTATATTAAAAAATATGCGGGGACCAAGACCGTGAAAGAGCTTTGTCACATCCTCGATGTTTCGGAAAAGTTCGTCTATGACGCAATGTCCCAGGCGAATATCATGGAAGGGCAAGGTGGGCTGTTTGAAAAACAGCTTGACATAAAATCCTGATTGTGAAAGAATGGGGATGTCCGCTAATCATAGGGGTTATCCCCGCCCAGAGAGGGATTTTTTATTGGGATAAACCCAGGTGTCCCCGTAACCGTAAGGCCGGGGGTGGCCCCTATGAGCCACGGACGCACCTGGGCTTTTTTATTATGCCCAGAATCCAAAATCATAGGAGGTGTCGTATGACACAGTCACAGACACAACAATCAGCAGTACCGGCAGTGTTCCAGGGGAATGGAGAGATGCAGTTCCGGGAGGTGAATGGAGAGTTCTGCCTGACGGCCGAACAGGTCGGGCAGGGTCTCGGCTATGAGGACCCCGCCAGTTCGGTCAACCGCCTTTTCAGCCGCTACGCAGACGAACTGGAACCGTATTCATTCTCGGTCAAATTGACCGAGAATTCCCCCGGTGGTTCGACAAGGGTCTTCACCGAAGAAGGCATCTATATCGTTTCCATGCTTGCCCGCACCGAGAAGGCAAAGGAGTTCAGGCAGAAGGTTGCCAGCCTCTTAAAGTCCCTCCGCCAGCGCAAGATGGAGGCCATCCGCACGGAAGCGGCCCTCGCGCTCCTTGACCTCCAGCATTCCCTCGGCAGCCGGGACATGGCCTTTGTGGAGCGGCTCATCCGCTACCGCAAGAAGGGCCTGCGGCAATGGGAGACCGGCAAGATACTCGATGTCGGAAAGGATGTCATCTGGAGGATGGAAAACCGGATCAGAAAGGCCGGTCTCTGGGAGGTGCTGTGATGGCCGATACCCCTTTTACCAATATATGGGAGGCCATCGAGAAGATCAATGGGCACATCAGATCTGTCCGTGTTGTTACCTGGCTCATGATTGCCTACGCGGAATCAGAATCCGTCGCCGATATAATCCAGCAAACCGAGGTGGGCGATATCGGGAACCTGATCGGCAACCTCGCAGAGGAGATGAGAGAGGCGACAGACATGCTTGAAGAGGCCCTCGATACACTGAAACAGAGTGCCTGCCCTTCGTAGACTTCGGCATCCGCGAGATGGAAAACCCCGCCTCCGGGCGGGGTTTTATTTTATAGGTTTAATGTTTTCTGTACGCCCTCGGCTGGTCTTTCAGTACCCAGACTCCATCCTGATACGAATACTTGAGAGTCGGACGTCTGGTGCTCATATCAAGCCCCTTTGGCCCTTCTAAGAGTTTCCATTCAGCTTTAAGGCAATCTTCTTGCGTCTCTCCTTGCTTTACAAACACCTTAGCTTTAAAGGTAACAATTCCCATATACGGCATGACCACGGAATTCGTCTTTTGTATATCATATCCGTATTCATAGTATTCCTCATAAAACGCCCGCCAAAGGTTATCATATTTTGAATGTTGAAGCGTCTTTCCAGGATTGGCCTTCTCGTCTTCACCCCATGCCTTGAGCGATGTGAACTCCTGTTCGATCACTTTGACAAAGCTCCCTTTTACCTTCTTTTCGTCCGATTGGCCATATACAAGGCTGCAAAAGCAGAAAAGCAAGATACCGATTACAAACCATGTTGCCCGCATTCTCATGATCTCCTCCTTTGAACATGTATTCATTGTGATTTAGATTATTCCACGACGAGACGGGAATGTAAAGATGTGCCTCGTTTTTGACCGGGATTTTTATTTTGTCAGATAATTCAGAATCGCCTTCTTAATCGTTTCTAAATGTGATTTAGAGAGTTTTAAAAACGGCCTCTCGGGGATGGTTGCTGCGTGGTTCTTACCGGCCTTCCCCCCGAGCTGCTGAATCGCGGCGTAGATTTTATTTGTTCCCACGCGAGCAGAATGGCTGTCGGATTCCCGACTGATTGATTGTGCAAGACCTCCCGGACTCACCTGCAGGATCTTTCCCGGCCAGTGGCCTTTTCTCGCCCGCTGTTTCTTCGTTGACTTGGCAAGCGGCGTCCATTTCGGTTGCCCTTCCTTCTCGAAGTTCTCCTCAACGGCATCGTGCATGATCTCGGTGATGACGCGCATGACAGGGCTCATGTCCCCGGCCTTTTTTACCAGCCGCGCAATGAGCTGGGATACTTTTTTGTCTTCGATCTTGATCTCGATCATATATTGACGCCTCGCATTTTTGTGTTATACTATTATCAGCAGGGGGTCAGCCTAACCGGGCCTTCAGGCGCAACCCGATGATGAGCCCGTGAGGGACGGCATCCTCACCCTTGCTTTTTTATTTGCTTATATTTTCTCCTCACTTCTTTATCAGCCTTTTTATCCGTCGTTTTAAACAAGCTTAAAAAGTAATTCTCCAGTCTGTCGTCCGTTCTTTTCAGGCTTGCCCGATAGAGGGTTCCTTTTGACCACAGGTAAATCAAGCGTTCCTCGCCCTGTTGATATACTTCGCCTTGCGCCACAATTTCAGGGATCATCCGGTAATCCTTAAGGGTCATGTCCGGATGTGCCTCAAGCTGTTTTGCGAGAGATTCAGAGGAGAGCAGCACCGCCTGGCTTTTGCTCCCGAGAAGCTCTTTCTCCTGCGTGCTCAATACGGCGACAGGGAAATACCCAGGGAGCTTATTCGTAAAAAATGCGGCAAAGTCGGGGCCAGTAATCCCGCCCTCGACCCACTTCTTCGCAACGCCGTAATCATATTTGTCGAGATTCGGAAACCATGCCGCCTCTCCCGGATTGTAGCTCCAGCCCGCGTCAGGATAGACGTCTAAGCCCGTTTTAGGGTCCCTATACACCGTGACTTTTGCCTCTTCTCCGGTCCTCTGTGAGACAAGCACCTCTTCCTCGCGCAGGGACCCCCCGCCTTCGGAGATCTCAAGCCCCCGCTCCTTCACGTCAGCGGCGGACAATGCCCTGACCCGACAACGGCAGTTCCAGCCGTTGGGCGGATAGAACGACTTCCAGAAAGGATCATCATACCGGAATACCTTCCCGTGCAACGCCCTGTGCGCCGGTCTCGTCTTTGCGTCCAGGACTGCCACATATTGCCAGTATGGCCGGTCCTCGACGTTGTCCATCATATCCTTGTACCGCCCGGCCATGTACGCGGTCTGCATGTTTACCTGGTAGATCGTCGCGAGTCTTCTCGGGCTACCGAGCTGTACCGTCTGTCCGCCTTCGGCATCGCCGATCAGCTTCTTACCCCACCAGCCTTTTGCCTGAAGCTTCGGCGTGAGGTCTTTCTGGAACTGCCGGAGTGTGATCCCGTCATCGAGGGCCTTTTGCACCGATTCCCGGATATCCTGGAGGATATCCATGCGCATGGCCTTTGCCACGGTGAACGCCTTCGCGTGCGCCTCCTGCCAGGTATCCTGCCAGTTCCAGGAGAATGTATAGCCCTTGGATTTGAAATATTCGATCGCCTTTTCGGGCTTCAACCCGAAGGCATAGATCAGATCAGGTTTTTCTTTCTGAGCCTTTGAAAACTCCACGCTCATGCTCCCTGCTCTGCGCTTAACCTGCCCCACAACTCAGACACAAATATCGCCCTGGAGAGCATCTCCTGCAGGGCGCTGTCATCCATATTCGGGTACGTGCCCGCAAGGGTATCGAGGATCTCCTGGTAATTGCTACCCTGCTCGATGAGATCGATCACCGGTTTCAATATGCCGTACATCTGCTTTTGCAGTTCCTCCGTGGATATCCCTTCAATCGCGGCGTCGATGGCGTCCTGATCGGGGAATAAGCCATTGCCGATCGCCGATTGCCGATTTCCGATTGTGGATTCCGAAAATTCCCCCTGCGGCAGCTTGGAAGTTCCAGGGGGTTTTGCGTTATCCATTATGACCTCGATATCCTCATCCTCGAACCCGTATGTCTTCATGTAGTATTGCTTTGTAAATTTTATCTGCCCCATATCCACGAGGGTCTTGTCACGTTCGGCCTGGGCGTTATCCACGTCTTCCTCTTCCCACATGGAAAATACCGGCCGTTCCCCGCTGCCGAAATTGTATTCATAGATCCAGCCTATCAGCTCGTTGAAAACCCCCTCCACGAGCTTTTTGTCGCCGTCAACGATATCCTGCCGCACGGCCATGTGCGATTCAGCCGCCGCATAGCTCCCACCTTTCACCTCTGTCGTCAGGTTCTGTCCGAGGAGCGCGATCGCCACTTCCACCTTGCAGAATTCAAGCAGCTTCGCGTAGATGTCCGCTGACGCGCCCTTACCTGACGACTCGATGATCTCGACAGAGGAGTCGTCGGGGATCACGGCAACGGCATCCTGCACCATCTGTTCCAGCTTGTCTGCCAGCTCGTTCGTCTCTGTTGCATCAGTCCCTCTGGGTTTTTTGCCGATCAGAAAGGGCATACCGTACTTCTCCGTGAAGATAACCCAGAATTTCAGCCCGCCGCGCTTGAACGTGATCGGCCAGAAACAGCGCGACAGCTCAGGGAAGGCGTAGGGGTTCTGATAGGTAGGGTCGTTTCGCGGTAGCAGGAACTTCTTTTCGGGCAGTTCTTCGCCGTTGATGTAATTCTCTTTTGTCCTGAACCGCAGCCGGTTTTCGTCATCGAACACGAACCATTCAGGCGGTTTCCCTACGATATCTTTAGGCAGGATATAGCCGCCTACCCGCTCCCACATGACCTCCATCGGCTGGTATCCGAACAGGACGGCCTCCAGTATTTCCTTGATGATCCTGTCGATATGCAGATTTTTGAAAAGGTCTTCGACCAGCTTCGCTTGCCGGGTCTTTGCCTTTCCCCTGTCTATCCCCCATTCGAGCGAGGTGACGCCGCTCTTCCTGCTCGATACGCATCCACCCAGATGCCCGTCGGACAAAAGCTCCTTATATACCGTGATGTCCTTTCCCTGTTTTTTCAGCACAGGGTCGGGGTTAGGGAGATACATCCCCAGGGAATAGAAATCTATGGAGCGTTTCCGTGACGCAATCTCGTCGGTGAGCGACGGCGACCTTTCAGACAGCGATATATAGTCCTTTTCATTGATCCAGAGTTTTTTCATGATCCCTCCGTGTCTTCGTAATACCCGTGCATCATATCCGAGGACGTCCGACGCTTCCGGGAAGTGGTATTATCTTCTACAGATCCGGCCGGATAGCTATGCGCCGCGTGTATGGCAAGCATCAATGCCCAGAAGCGGTCTGCATGGGCATTTTCCTCTTCTGTAGCAGACACGTCGAACCGCACATGATTCGCCGCTGTAGTCACTTTTTTGACGGAATGAAGGTCTTCCCTGATTAATTCATCATCGGGGATGAATAAAGCCATATCCTCAAAATATGGCAGTCCCGTCGATGCGAGTTCTTCCTTGACCGCAGACGTGAACGTGATCTCTTCCACGCGGTATTGTCCGAATTTTTCCCGCGCCTCTTCGGCCAGTTGCATCCCGATCCCCGTGGCATCGATACAGCACCGCCGCAGTCTTCGATGGTTCAGGATCTCGAAAAGAGCCTCCCGTTGATGACGGAAGGGTGCTTTCTCCATGACTTTATAAAATCTGGTGTAAAGTCCGAAGCCAAGCCGTTCCAGACCCCAGATAACGGACAGATGCCGTTTCCGGGCGATGTCCATTCCGACATAAAGGTCGCCTGTTATCTGTTCGGGTGGGACCAGCAACTTCTGGCGTTCGCATCTCGCGATCATCTCATAGGTGAGAAACGCCGTAGTCTCATCGACAGGTATACAGCAGTATTCTTGCAGCCAGATTGCTTCGGACCGGCAGCGTTTGTGTTTATCCTCGATCCATGCGGTCCGTTCCTCTTCAGTGGTTATGTGCCCCGTGATCCTGTCCAGAAGGCCCTCTTTGACAGCCAATTCAAGAGACGTGGTATGCAGGTTCCAGATTTTAGGATCCAGTTTCTTACGCTTGATATCATCGACAAATCGATAATAGAGGTTTGATTTACCGTTATAGGTAGAGAGGATCCTCAATGGGAATCCCCAGGTAGTGGCAGGTTCGGCAGCAGCCCACATGGCCTCCTGATCCTCGTGAAACGCAAATTCATCGAGCACGACTTTGCCGCCCTTGGAGCGGAAACGCTTAGGGTTGGAAGTCAGGGCATTGATGCGTTTCCCGCTGGCAAACTGCACTGCAAGGGCCTTTATGTCCTTGTCGGAGTCGATGACGATTTCTCCCAGGGATTTCGCCACTTTGTTCAAAAGTTTTGCCCATTTTTCTACATAAAAGATATATTCCTTCGCCGCCGATTCGTCAGCAGACGAAAACCAGACGTCCCAGAGTCCCGCAGCAGCTTCGGGGGTGTCTTCGTATGCCTGGACATATGTCGCCCCGATCCTGCGGGATTTTTCCCATATCTTGATGGGGTGTTTATCCCTCAGCCATCGTGCCTGGTAGGGAAGAAAATGTTTTTCTTTATTCGTTGCCGACAAGGGCTTCCTCGATGATCTTCAGGACGTCTTCCGTGAGGCCGGGCTTCGTTTTGTCTTCATCTTTTTCCTTTTTCGCGAGCACGTCTTCATAATCCTTGACCTTCGTGATGAGCGGCAGCAATCGCGTGAAGGCGTACATTCGCCCGGGGTCTATCTTCTCGCCCTTGTCCATGTCTTCCTTGATCGACTTCATGAGCTTCCGGGCGAACTCATACAGCTCCTCGTGAAAGGCCTCCTTGCTTTTCAGATGACCCACGCGCTTCGCCTCCCAGTCTCCCTCGTCCTTCCAGTTCCGGACGGTCTTTTCTGCGAGCCGTAAGCGCGCCGCTATCTCGGACAATGTGCATTGTTCCACGACGTAGAGGCGTTCTGCTTCGTTGAAATAGAGCTGCTTTTTAGCCACCGAGGGCCTCCTCCATGTCGGCGATCCGCTTCTTAAGGGTCAGCATCTCATTGTAGATGACATAGAGCCGTTTCATCGATGCCCTGGCCTCCGGGACCTTCAGCTTTGTAATGTCTTCTTCGTAGGGATTGATATTCGACCTGATGCTGATTATCAACCCGGACGCTTCCAGATCCAAATCTTTCAAACGGTGTTTACACTCGGCAAGCTGCCCCTTGAGCAGCAAAAGTTCCTGATTCATTTCCCACTCTCCTTTCGCATCATAGGGCAGAACTGGTTTGTGTCTATCTTGCCTTCCATCCGCGCGAGACATGCCCCGTGATATTCAAGCGTTTCCGCATAGCGGTTCAGTACCTCAAAATTCTTATTATCGCGGTCCTTGTGGTCTTCGATGAGCTTCATCAATACCTCTGACTGCGTGACCTGTTGATCGCTCCACGCCTTGCTCTGGGATCTGAAATAGAGATACCAGATCAGGAACACCACGCCCGGTATGCCAAGATTTTTTACCCATTCAAGCATAGCGGCCTCGCCCATTCGGAACCCCCTGTTGTTGGATTGATATGCTTCCCCCGTTCTAACCTTATTAATTTTTATAATCTTCTGAAACGTTCAGGAGAACTATTTTTTCAGCAGGTATAGGATGGTGCCAATGTATGCAACAACCAGTGTTTGAAAGGAGGATGCCCATTATGACGAAGTGGTTTGAAATATTCCGTACCGGCACCCATAAGGATTCGGCAGGCGCGGAACGGACCTGGACCGAGGCGGATCTTGACACGATCGTGTCGAAATATAATCCGTCCGAGCACGAGGCCCCCATCGTCATCGGCCACCCGGAGATCAACGCACCTGCGTGGGGATGGATCGCGCGCCTGAAGCGCGTAGGCCAGGTGCTGATGGCAAAGCCGAAGGACGTGGTTCCCGAGTTCGCCGAAATGGTGAAAAGGGGTCTTTTCAAAAAACGCAGCATGTCCGTCTATGAGGATATGACACTGCGGCATGTCGGGTTTCTCGGTGCCATGCCGCCTGCGGTAAAGGGGCTGTCCGACATCCGGTTCACCGCAGCGGATAAAGCCCTGACGATCGAATTCGATGAATTCCGTGTACCCATGATCGGGAGGATCCTGCAGCGCATCCGGGAGTTCATCATAGACAAGTTCGACACGGACACAGCCGACAAGGTTGTGGCGGGCTGGGAGATCGAGGATCTGCAGCGGGACCTCACGACAAAAGATGAAATCACTGCCTTCTCTGAAGAAGGCAAAAAAGGCAAGGAGGAAGAGGATATGGAGAAAATTACAGAGCTTGAAACGAAGATCAAACAACTGGAACAGTCTGTCTCCAGCTATGCGGAGAAAGACAAGACAAAGGAACAGGAGTTAGCGGCGCTGAGAAAGGACCTCGACAAGGAACGCCTGGGGAGACGGAGGCAGGATTTCAATGCCTTTTGTGACGGCCTCGTGGTGGAGGGAAAGCTCACACCGGCGCAGAAGGCGCAGGCCCTCGACTTTATGGAGATCCTCCAGGGATCTGCCGAGTACGAGTTCGCCGAGGGAGACGGCAAGGTGAAAAAACAGCCGTTAGAGGCGTTTAAAACCTTTTTAACCGCCCTTCCGAAACAGGTGGAGTTCTCGGAAGCAGCGACGAAAAAGAAGGCATCGACTATCACGGGCAAGGCAGGCGAGAAGATCGAGGCCCTGATCCAGGAGAAGCTGAAAGCCGACAAAGCGCTGAACTACAGCGACGCGTTCAGCCTGGTGCAGCGCGAAAATCCTCAGTTGGCAGAGGAATATGCCACAGAGATCAAAGGATAAGGAGGGTTAGACGATGGCGAAAGAGCTACCGGTATTAAGAGAAAGTTATAAGGCCATTGAGGATTTGAGCGATGACCAGTACAAGTTTGTCGTGCTGACGTCCACGGGAGTCAGGCGGCCCAACAGTGAGACCGAAATCTGCCAGGGCATTTTGCAGAACGCCCCCGCAGAAGGTGAAGCAGCCGTAGTGACGGAGCTTGGTGTCAGCAAGCTTCATATGAACGATGCCATTGGAGTCGGCTCCTGGGTGAAGGCGGAATACGTCGATGCCGCCGATGCGGGCAAAGGGAAAGATGCCTCGATGGCCCTTGCGTATGCGCGCGCCTTTGTGCTCGAAGCCACAGACGCGGAAGACGACCTGGCAACGGTATTGCTGTGCGGACCGGTCCCGGCTATTACCACAGTGCCGTGGCAGCAGGCCACGATTACCACAAAATCAACGGCAGGAGCGGTAACCTTCACCGCCGCGGAGCTGCTGGGCGGGCTCATTCTTCGCGACCCGGCAGGCGCGGACCGTTCTGACGTGTCTCCCACGGCTGCATTGATCGTTGCGGGCATCCAGGGGGTTATTGCAACCAGTTGCTTCGAGTTTGAGATCCGCAACACCGCCGATGGAGACGAGACCATCACACTGACAGCCGGCGCGGGCGTGACGCTTAACGGCGACATGACCATCAAGAGATACAGTTCAAGGAGATTCCTGGCCGTTGTGACCGATGCCGGATCAGGCACGGAAGCGGTGACCATCTACAGCCTCGGCACCCTGCCGAACAAGGCCACGGAGGCCCTGTACGGGGTGGCCGCTGCAGGAAACCATACGACCACAGGATCAAATGCCCTTGAGGACATCGAGGTGACGGGCATGCTGGAAACGGACATTCCGGTTGTCACGATCAAAGATAACGGCACGAATAATGTGACATTGCTGCAGAGCGCTGCAAAGGCAGGCGGCGGGAACATCGCCTGCACGTTCTCCGGTGACCCCGGAGCCGACTGCATCGTCAACTATGTAGTGCTCAGGGCACTCGCATAACAAAAAACAGAAGGAGGGCAAAATATGCCAGACCCAATCGTAAAAGAACTTGTGACAGCCGGGCCGCTGCAGAACGTCAGCATTGCATACCGGAACAAAATCTACCTCGCGGACAGGGTCTTCCGGATCCTCGACAAAATCGATCCGAAAGCAAAGATCGCCAGGTATCTCAAGGGCTCCTGGTTCAGGGACGAAGCGGCGATCAGAGGACCCGGGGGGGAAGCCCCGAGAGGCACCTACAAGGTCGACCTTTTGTCTATAGCGACAAAAGAGTATGCCTTTGCAAAAGAGGTGTCGGACGAAGACAGGCGGTTTGCCAAATCACAGATGGCCCCGCCCCTCAAACCGGACCAGGACGCCATCGAATTCACCGCCGACAAGATTGACCTCTCCAAGGAGCGGAGGGTTGCAGCCCTCGTGAAAGAAACTTCGTGGATCGACGGCAACGGTGCCGGAGGTGAGGACGCGAACGGGCTATGGTCTCCCACGGGGGGAACTAACACGTTCCTTCCGGACATCGCCAAGGCAAAGAAGGCGATCCAGAGCAAGACCGGGGTGACCCCGAATGTACTGCTTTTGGATTATGCAACCTATGAAGCATTGAAAGAGGTCGAGGCGATTCTTGACAAGATCAAATACACCCAGCGGGGAGTTTTGACGAAAGACCTCCTCGCGGCCATCCTTGATCTTGAGGAAATACTCGTCGGCGAATCCATCGTCAATACGGCGAAGGAGACCAAGGCCGGAACAGAGTTCACCGCTTCTTATGTATGGGAAGTGAATTCCGGTAAAGGCATGGGTTTCCTGTATTACAGGCCATCAGCACCTGGCCTTAAGGTGCCTGCAGCGGGATACCAGGCGCGGGTTGCCTACGAAGACGGCCTGCCGAGGCGTACCACGACCTGGAGAGAACCTTCCAGGCATCAGGACGTCTACGAGGTGGCCGAAGAAACGGATATCGTCTGCACAGGGGCGGATCTCGGCTACATGTTCAAGGACACCTTTGCGGACTAAACAAAGATAAGCATAGAACCGGGGCCGGGGGATAACCCCGGCCCTTCAACGAGGGCATGATGAGCTACTGCACCATTGACGGTATCAAGAACCTGTTTCCGGAAGAAAAGATCATCCAGCTCACTGACGATGAGAATAATGCGCCGTCGACGATCGATCCTGCAGATCCGGACTGTGCTGCCATTATCGCGCGCATCAACGACGCTATTGACTATGCCGACCAGCTCATAGACGGGTATCTGCGGGGCAGGTACACCCTGCCGCTTTCAACGGCGCCGTCATTTTTGGAAAAGCTCTCGATCGACCTGGTGATATTTTATCTCTACGGCCGGAAACCGGAACTTTCCGACGAGAAAATGGATAAGATGTACAACAACGCGGTGAAGCTCCTGGAAAGGATCCAGGCGGGCACGATCTCTCTCGGCACATCGGACACAAAGGAGGCAATCGCTGCGACCGGTGAATATGCGACGAACAAGACGGCAGATGACCGGGTATTTTCAAAAACCGTCCTGGATGGATTTTGACCATGCGCAAAACAGGGGGTTTTTTCGCGTTTTCCGGGTGGATATGGGTATTGATATGGGTCGGGCCGGAAAAAGCGTTTCTAAAAAATTCTAAAAGGGGTACAGCCGATTTTTCGGGGGGAGGGAGGATAGCAAAATGAAGGTATTTTTTCTTATAGTCTTAATTTTGGCATTTTTGGGGGTAATTGCCTGGCTTTTGTGGCGCATAAAACGTATCCGGGAGATATGCCGCAGGATCATCGACGATATCAAAGGCATCTGCCATAGCGCCGACAACATTACACAGGCAGGCGAGGTCATAGTAGGGCAGGTCGATAATACCATCGGCAATCTCCCTGAGTGGAAAAAATACGCATTGCGGTTCGGGATCGTGCTGGCGATCGTCCTGCCGGTACTTTTCTTCATCCGGGGAGCGAACGCCGTGAGGATCCTCACGCAAAAGCTGTGCCTGATTGCCGTAGGGATCGGAGCGGCAGAATTGCTGTGGATCTGCTTCTTCAAGCCTATTTTCCACAAAACCGAGGAGGTGCTGAGTGAATACCGCGAAAGGACGATCCTTCTTTTCCGTGGCATTCTGTACGCTGCTATTATTTTGGGTCTCAGCCTGGGATTGTAGCGCACTGGACAGGTGCCTCAAGCACCGCGCGCAGGTGATCCGTGAAAGCCGTTATCATATCGGTATGGACGCGCCCTGGCATTATTTTCTCGGCCAGATCGAGCAGGAGAGCAGGTGCAACGAGGGGATCACCGCTTTTGATGGGGGGATGGGTCTGGGCCAGTTTATGCCCGCCACGGCTGACTGGGTCCATGAACGCGAAACAGCATTGCAGGAGATCTCCATTGAACCGGCTCCATACGACCCCCGATGGTCCATCAGGGCGTTGATCCTGTATGATCGTTATCTCTACGGCGTAGTCAAATGCAACGAGTGGTGGTTTGCTTTTCGCGCATACAATGGTGGGGCAACTATATTAAACCGGGAGATCGCCCGTGCGGGATCCTGCGAATACGTTTTGGTTGAAAGGGCATGCAAGCGAAAGATCATTAAGTTGAAAACCGGCAAATACCTCGATATGTGCACGGTAAATATCGAATACCCGCGCAGGATCATCGAGAAGAGCGCGAAATATGAGTAAGGAGGTTATCCATGCATGAACTGGCGAATGGCCTTGAAAAATTGTTTCATTTCGGACCGGTCATACTTTTCATCGTTGCGCTGGCAGTGGCCGATTACCTGACAACGAGGAAGATCCTCGCATCGGGCGGCGTCGAGCTGAATCCCGTCTTGAAATGGCTCATCGATCGGAATCTTTTTACCCCGGCAAAAGGGTTTTTGACCCTCTTCGTGATTGCCCTGATCTGGCATTATGGGACGCGCTATAAACTGGCTATGGATATCGCGAGCGTGATCATTATCGCCGGATACCTGTATGTGGTGATCCACAATATCCTGCAAATCAGGAAAACGAGGCGCTGAATATGATCCCTTACTGGACGATCATAAAGACCGTAGGAAAATACCTCGGGCCCTATATCGCCGTCGCTATTGTCGCCGGTGGGATAGCCTGGAAGATCCAACAGGTCAGGCTCGACAATGTGAAGGTTACCTTGCAGGCCGTAAAGCAGGACCTCACGACGTGCCAGGACGTGAATGCGACGAACCAGGCGACGATCACATCGCTGAAAGACGAGGTCGCGACCGCCAACAAGCTTTGCGGATCCCGTCTCGCAACGAAGGAAAACACGATCCGGGCATTAAAGCGGATCGACAACCTAAAGACCGGTAACATGGAGGCAAACCACAATGAAAAGGGCGATATTACTGCTCGCGGCGCTGACGCTGTCCTTGTCGAGCTTAACCGCATGTACCCCGTCCAGACAGATCGTAAGAACTGAATATATCAGGCAGCAGGTACCGCCGTTGCCCGCGCCTCCGGAATATTATCCGGTGAAATTTAAAAGCGTTGAATGGGCACCCGGGCAGTATGACTATTGCCTTGACGTGGACAATGCGAAAAACCTTCTCAAGAACAGGGAGCTTGACAAGGGCTATCAGGAAGAGATGAGAGACATACTCAACCAATTAAAAGGACAAAACTAATGTTGAGCACGGCGCAGGTAGAGGATCTCTTTATCGCAAAAGTCACCGCCCTTGATGTATTTAGGCTGATCCAGAGCACCGGCCGGGGGGACGTAGAGGAAGAGGCCAAAAGCGTCCTGAAAAAGCCCGCCGCNCTGGTCTATTTCGCAGGCGATGAAAACACAGGGCACAGGCCGAGACTTGTGACTGACGAGACTTACGGTATCGCCGTAGTGGGCAACAATCTAAAATCGGAAAAGGATGCAGCCCGCTCGGTCTACGATCTGATCGACGCGGTCCGTGACGGCCTGCACGGGAAATACTGGGGCTATGACGAACTCGGGCCGGTGAATTATGAAGGCCGGAATCTGATCCTCTATGAAAGCGGCACTATAGCATATCTTTTGAAATTTACGGTCAGGCACTCGCTCCACGTGCCTGACCCATATTAACAGGAGGCGAGATATGGACGACAATGTAAATTCGGGAGGAACCCGGTACCTGGATAAGGACGGGAAAGAACTGACGGAAGCTGATTTGAGCCTGCAGGCAGGAAAGACCGCCACAGGTAAAAAAGGTAATAAGGAGGTAGGCGATGATAGAAGCGAGAACGCAGTTAGCAGCAAAGCTTGAGGGAACTGAAGGCGCGGCGGAGACGCTGGCCGGAGCCGATGTTCTGCTCGTGGCAAATTTTAAATTTACGCCGAATATAGCGATGGGCGCGCGTGATAACGTGGCGGCGTCGCTATCCCCATTTGCACAGGTACCAGGTGCGAGGTCGGGCAAGATGGAGTTTGACGTGGAACTGAAAGGCTCCGGAACGGCCGGAACGGCCCCTGCCCTTGGAAAACTCCTCAAGGCGAGCAGGTTCGGCGAGACGGTGGTCGCCGTGACGTCCGTAACATACCTGCCCGCCTCGACGGCGATCAGCAGCATGACGCTC